TCAAAGCAATCAAGGATAGCCAGAAATGAGTGCTGAACAGGTTTTGCAGTGGAAGATACTGCCGCGCTTTATGATGTTTGTAATGACTATTATGTACATTCGTGTGATTGAATGGGGAATGTCATTAGATGATATTACTACACAGCAGTCCGCGATGGTGAGTGTGGTCAGTGGCGCAATGACTGGCGCTTTTGCTGTTTGGCTTGGAAGTGAGAAGCGATAATGTGGGACATGCACAACAGGACAAAATAGATGATACAGGCTTTACTACCTATTATTGGTGATCTTGCTGGCGGTTGGCTGAAAGGCAAGGCTGCTGAGAAGGCCGCTAAGAGTCAAGTAAAGGTGGCTCGTGCTGAGGCTGAGGCTGAGGTGATGAAGGTCGCTGCCACGCATGAAGCTGGCTGGGAAAAGATTATGGCCGAAGCCAGCAAGGATAGCTGGAAGGATGAGGCTTGGACTATTCTGTTTATAGCTATCATTGCTATGTGCTTTATCCCGCCATTGCAGCCGTATGTTGAGCGTGGGTTTGATGCGCTGGGCCGCACGCCGGATTGGTTCCAGTGGGCAATGTATGCTAGTATTGCTGCATCATTTGGTCTTAGAGGTATCAAGGGATTGAAAAAATAATGGCAAAGAAACCTGGTTTATACGCAAATATCCACGCAAAGCGTAAGCGGATTGCTGCTGGCTCTGGAGAAAAAATGCGCAAGGTTGGTAGCAAGGGTGCGCCTACTGCTAAAGCATTTAAGCAATCTGCAAAAACTGCTAAGAAAAAGAAGAAATGAACAAAGATCAGTTACGCGAAGAACTTGCGGATGATGAAGGCTGTAAAGCAGAGATCTATTTAGATCATCTGGGACTGCCTACGTTTGGCATTGGGCATTTGGTGGTAGAGCAAGATCCAGAACACGGTCAGGCTGTTGGCACGCCTGTCTCTGATGAGCGTGTGCGGCAAGTGTTTGCCTTGGATATCGCTTCAACGCTGGATGAGTGTCAGGTTCTGTACCCAGACTTTGACGATCTGCCGGAAGACTGCCAATTAATAATCGCAAATATGATGTTTAATATGGGCAGACCGCGCCTCTCCAAGTTCAAGGGTATGAAGGCTGGCGTTGATGCACGCGATTGGAACAGGGCGGCAGACGAGATGGTAGACTCACGCTGGCATGATCAAGTCCCTAACAGAGCCAAGCGGCTCGTCAAGCGTATGAGGGCTTTGTCTGATGGCTAGGACACCGGCATGGCAGCGTAAGGCTGGCAAGAATCCCAAGGGCGGCTTGAATGCAAAGGGCAGGGCTTCTGCACGCAAACAGGGCATGAACCTAAAAGCGCCTGTGAAGAAGGGTGACAACCCACGCAGGGCCAGCTTCTTGGCGCGTATGGGTGGCATGAGGGGGCCGGAACGAGATGCGAAGGGCAAACCTACCAGGCTCCTGCTTAGTCTCAGGGCATGGGGTGCAAGCAGCAAGGCTGACGCAAAGAAGAAGGCTTCTGCAATCTCCAAAAGAAACAAAGCCAAAAAAGGTAAGTCAAAAAAATAAGGGGGCAAAACCCCCCTATTTATCCCCCCCATATTTCTCTGGGTGAAGGCAACCTAGACATATGTCATCGCCAGTTCCCAAAGTAACCCAGTCATCGTTGGCATAGTCACACTGCTTGCCGCAGTATGCGCAGTTAAACAACATGGATCTTCTTGTATATCTGTGAGTTTTTGCTGCGGTGGCTTTGCGGTTCTTCCGGCCCAAATTCACGCTCCTTCAACTCATCGACCAAACGCTCTGCTTTTTCTAGCCAGCTTGTGAACTCTGGTGAACTTTCTCTTTTAGAGGCATGCACCATTGTTGTGTGATCTCTGTTCATGGCATAGCCCATCCTACAATAAGACAGGGTTGTGTGGTTTTCACACAGCCGCACAAACAGTTGTCGCGCATCCACTAGGTACGCCATCCTGCGCTTTCCACGCAACTCAGCTAGACTGAAGTTAGTTACTTGCTGCACGATTTCTATGATGTCCAGCGCCTCTAACTCACGGCAGTATTTTTTCCAGTTTTCTGGCAGCATTTGATTAGCCTTCTGCCGGCCCGATACTGATCTCTCCGATATTGGTATTATCTTTCTCACGCTCTTCCTCCTTTAACATTTCCATTGCTACCTCAAAGCAACGCCCTGCGAATGTCAGCATTTCTCTGCTGTTCATTTTTTTGATGTGGAGGTTGCCATCAACACTGACAGCAACCCCATCGTTTCTAGGTATTATCAGGAATGGATGCTGGTGCATCTGTGATCCTTTCGATTTCATGCTGAGTAATGTACCAGCGGCCACCCAAACGCTTGCCTTTGATAATCCCCTTGTGGAGCATCGTACGCAGCATGTTCACCTGAGACTTACTATCGGTGCCAAAGAGCAATAGAGAGGCCTCACGGGGGCTTAGAAGCGCCTTAGAATGGGATGTCTGGGTCATCGTCCTCTGCCTTTGGCTGTGGTGCCGCATATTTAGTGCTGATTGCGTTACCGATTGGCTTCATAGCTGGCTGTGAAATGCCGTCAGCGATACTGTCCTCACCCTCGTATTCAGTGACGCGGGAGATGCGAATAGAGATAGTGCCATCCTCGTTGGGGAACAGCGATACTTGGTGGCGCTGTCCATCTCGCAAGGTGATATCCGCATAAGTCTTTTGCTCAGCATCGTAAGGCTTCCAGTTGCCGTTGCTATACTGCGCCTTACCTTTTCCCTCAGTGTTGGGGAACAGCTTGATGTAGGTAACTGTGTCATAGCGTCTAGCCATTCTGTTTTAACTCCTTCATGCGCTTCTGGCATAGGTTTTTGATGTTCTGAAAGATCTCAGGAAACTCTTTGTTAGATATTTCCATGTACTTCTTAGTGAAGTCTGCGTTCATCCAGTCGGTAATCTGCTTCATGTCAAACTCAGGCAGATAAGCCTCTGCTTGCTGTTGCAACTCTAGCAGACTAGCCGGTGGCTGCTTGGGTGGTGGCATGGATGCAATGGCTTCCTCTTTCCTGCCCACACCATCCATCTCGTTGGCTGACGCATACTCGCCGCCAGCTAGGCCCAACGATGCCAAGGCACGGCCAATGGCAGATGTCTCACAGTTTTCCAAAGCGCTGGTCTTGTTGACGTTGCCCTGTCCTCTGATCTCCTCTGCCATGCCGGCACCTACGGTAACGCCGTCCATGTTGGTTATCTTGGCCTTGACGACAACGCGCTGGCCGTCGTCTACCAATATGTGTGTGTCTACACCGTACTCAGTGCCGTGCATCTGACGGAACGCTTCCATCCTATGCACGACCTGGGTGTATTTCTTGCCGCCGCGCTGAGTGACGCCATGACTGGCGTTTAACTCAGACACAAGCTGCATAGTTTGCTTCAAGTCAGTCATTCATTTCTCCGCTGGAAACGCCTAGCTTATCAGAGATGAGGTGTACAAACAGTGCCAAACTCTTCTCCATTTCAGCGACCCTGTTGTTGCTTTCATAGACAGCCTTGTGCAGTTCATCGACGCGCACAAACAATTCATTGATGCTGTCCTGCATGTCATGTGGTGTGACGTGCGGGGTGTATGTGTCATCAGGATCAGCCATTTGATACGTTCTCCTTATCGTCACGCAGCACATGCACCAGTTCCTCAACGAAACCCACTGTCAGGCCGTAGTTTTCGACGCAACCGCGATAACGCTCCAGCCATGCAGCCAAAGATACGCCAGCTTGACGACGCAATTCTGCCTGTGCATTTTCATCGTTGGGATCAAACGGCTCGTAACCGCCGCCATCTCTGCGCTTGGCGACAGGAGATATGTACGCAGGGTACTCGGTGACCTTGATGGCCAACACCTCGCTGTCCACACTTTCTGTTTTGGCCACGATACGCAAGCCACTCGCAAGCCTACGCGCCATGTCGATACGAAACTGCCGCGCTGCTTCTGCATCATCCATCCCATAAAACGCCTCATAGGCCTCATGCTCTGGTTGTTCTTGCAGCCAATCGACAAACTCACCTGGCACAAACATGTTTGCACCTGTTACTTGCAGATAGTCGTCAATGATACGCTGCTTAGTCTTCTTAGAAAAATTAGCCATTTTATTCTCCCTTAGCTAAAGATTGATTGATAGTGGATTGCCTCGCCCAGACAGGCCGCAAAACGCCGGATCTCTCCACGCCTCAACTTGACCGCCTAAACTTGCCTTCCCACACCGGAACTGAACCGGACAAAACAGAGCGAACCGTGACCGCCTCGCCTATCCTTGCCATGCCGTAACATGACTTGCCGTTGCAAGCCTCACCATGACCGCCTAGTCCCACCTAACACTGCCAGTCCTGACCATACCGAGACCGCCTCGACATACCAGTCCTAAACATATCTAACCGCGACCCGTGAAAGGGGCGGCGCACCGCCCCTGTCAAATTATTAGGCTGCTCTGCGCAACCGTTCTTCTTGGATGAACTGCATCAATTCCGCTGTCTGTTCATCGGCGCATTCTGGCTGTTCCATAGCCAATTCCTGCACCGCACGCCCCTCTTTAGATGTCTCATCCCAGATTTCTTGCATGTCACCCATATCTTCAGAACTGGCCACCTTAAATGTGCCATACATGCCCTTTCCCTTTTCCTGTCGGAAATCACCAATGCCTACGATAGTGCCGGCGTTCTGCAACAAAGACACAATGGAATGCGATGATAGAGTCGGTATAACGAACTTGATGTCCACCTCTGCGCACCAGTTAGGCAAATAAGCACGAGTGCGCACATCAGGCGTCCTGTTCATGTCAGCAGACCGCACAATATCCATCTTCAAGTAAGGCTTACCCCAAATTTGTATATGGCTTTCTGGCAAAAATATCAGGCGCTGCACGCTGCTCTTTGTAATACCAGCGGTTTCCAATGCAGCGGTAGACATGGCCGCCTTTACGCCAGCGGCTGGGAAGCAAAGGTAGGTGTCGCCTTTCGACTTCTTATAAATGCTCTCACGATATTCTTGTTCTGGATTGTGCTTGATATCCTTCTTCTGAGCAGCGGTTTTTTTGCCGCCACCGACAAGCAGATCACGCCACGCCTTTGCCCCCATACTATTAAAGTACATCGGTGTTTGCCCAATCATGCGCAGCTTGATACGACCCTGCTTAAGTGCATGAATCTCCATAGTTTCAGTAGTTTTTTTAGTTACGGCCATTGTTTTCTCCCTGATAGAACTCTTTGTGCCACATGACCATCTGGCCACGCCCTGACAATCCCTTGCGTTTGGTGCCATCTACAAAGATGATACCTTTCTCTTTTAGCTGTTTGTAACGCGCAGTAACGGTGCTATAACCGTGCTGCGGCAGGGCTTTCAGCACCTCGTCTGAAATGCACCCTGCTGCACCGAAAAACCAGATTGCATCAGCGACTACGCTTTCCATCTCTGTGGCGTTGATGCTTTCTGCTGCGTCATGACTGGTGGCCGGATCATCGCGGCGCACCAGCTTGTATGCAGGGGTGCTATTCATTATTGCCCCCATACTTGCTGTCACGGATTTCACGCAGCCTTGCATACAAAAGCATTTCATTTGCAATAATGCGCAAGTGTTTTGGCTTGTTTTGACCCATCATTTCTCCAAGATCAGGGATGCCAACCCCAAGATTGAAATCTAAGGAAGACACCATCATGTCAAGTTCTTCCTTAGAAAGCGTGATGTTCACTTTCGCCTTTGGTCGTCCTACTTTATTAGCCATTAAAACCTCCATAGTTGCTTGGCTATATCTACGATTGATGGGCCATGACGACGCGCTATCTCATTAAAGTCTGGCTGCACTAGGCCGGCCAGATTGCGCCATGATCCGTGTGCGGCTTTCAACAGATTTTGACTTATCTGCCATGACCGCACGGCTTCAGCATATGCTCTATCCAAAGCCTCTGGCTTCAACGCATCACAGTTGTCAGCGTTGGCTAGGTAATAGCCTGATGCGCTGACGTATAGCAGTGATGGTGGTTCACCAGTTGCCTTGGCATAGATTGCTTGCTGAATTTGCTGTTGCGCTGTAGGCACAATGCCGTCTGTCTTGGGTACTCTCCAAGAACGGGTGCCGTCTTTGCGCGGTGGGTTTCTAAGGGGTGGCTTGGCCTTCAGATCACACTGGATGCCGCCGCCGCTGTAGTCTTGATAAAGCATGATCGGCACATCAATCTCTGGCTCTTTGTGCCAACGCTGATACTCGCCTTCGATCATGTTTGCGCCTGTGAAGCATTCACGCACACCCTGTACGGCATGCAGTATCATGTCAGGTATGAAATCTTTGAACGCCTCAAATTCTTCTGCGTCTTTGCCGTCATCCCATGTGCGCGGCTTGTAGCTGTTGTAACGCTCCATCGTCTGCGCGATAGCCTTGGCTGGCTCCATGCCGTCTTGCTGCCCGACCATAGGCTGATATCTATCAAGGCCAAGAATTAGGTTTGCACCGTCTTGCACAACGATACCGCACCAAGGACGCGCCGCCATTGGCAGCTTGGCACCCATATCACGCACATACAGCTTCAAGATAAACTCATCTTTTGTCTGTGTTGCACCTGATGCGCTGTCATGCTTTGCGCCAAACTCTCTGCGATACCCTGGTGTTTCCCATTCCATAATGTGTATTCCTGTGCTTTGTTGTGCCTACTGTCAACACTAATTGCATACCCATTGACAGAGTGTCAACAGGTTTGTTAAAAAAAAGTATGACCTTATCTGAGTATTTGAAATCAAAGCGCATCAGCCAAGCCAAGTTTGCACGGCGGTGCAACTTGTCACCCGCTGCTATCTGTCGGATCATAGATGGCAACAGGTATCCAACGCCGGAAACTATGCGGCGTATATTTTTGGCTACAGAGGGCGAGGTAAAACCAAATGACTTTTTTACCCAAAAAATGCGAACCATGTAATGGCTCTGGCTGGGTCAGGGTGTCGTCAAGCTGGGATTATGGTGACGTTGTACCTGATCTCTGCCCTGACTGTGATGGCACTGGTGAGTTTTACTTACAACGGCCTGAGTATTTCCAAGAGGCTGACACCGACGCGCAGGGTTCTCTGAAGTGAGCAAGATGCAGCGCAACAAAGGCAGTCAGTTTGAACGCTGGTGCTGCAATGAGATCAAAGATCATCTTGGTTACGAGAACGTGCGCAGGAATCTTTCTCAGTATCAAGAGAAGGGCGGCGCAGATATCCTGATCCCGCACTGGTCTATTGAATGCAAACGGTATGCCAGTGGGCCACATGGCGGGGCTGACGCATGGTGGCAGCAAGCTGTTAATGCTGCTGGCGACCTTTCTCCAATACTAATCTATAAATATGACCGGCAT